GCCACTGCAGAGGCAGGGTTAGTCCATCTGACTGTTTTTAACTGTGACATATTTCCTCCTCTTAGCTATGGGTTGCCATTAAGTTGATCATGAATGAGTCGTTCAATATACGAGCCACAAATGGGTGCTGCCAGCCGACTGAACCACGTTGATTTAACGGGTCAGCAGATCCTGCAGATCCAAGAGGCTTAATATAGAAGTCCCCTGTTTCGCTTCGTAAGTTCACGACAGCATACGCCTCTTTTCCAACAATAAAGTTGTTGTAAACAGGAGGTGTAGCAGCGCTTACGCTACCAACAGATGTATAGAGCCATCTGACGTTGCCGGTTGCGCCCCACTCAGAATCCAATACAACCTTTTGGTTGCCTGGGTACTGAGATGAAGACACAAAGTTAGCGACGGACTCGAGGTCATCCAACAAATCTGTGTCAATGTAGCCCCAAAAAGCGGGCCGAATTGGAGTAGTTCCTATCTGATTAGACGCTACTACCACCTCAGAAATCATCTCAGCGTCGTTACCAAGCAGGATTTTAACCGCTGCATCGATATCTGGCTTTGTGAGCTCTGTAGGAGTTTGGCCGTTTACCCCGTTTGAGCATTGGAGAACCGAGCTAGTCGATGCCAATACGTCGCGGGTTACTTCGTCCATCGTTTGGGCTAAGTTCTGCGCCAAAAGACGTGCTGATTCGTTAAGGACTCTGTCCTCAACAGTCAACTCGACTTGGTTTGTCACAGTTACAAAGTTACCATAAAAGGATACGCGCGCTTTCAAGTCTGTGACTGAAAGAGGCGATCCTGGCGGGGTGACTCCATCGACCAATGGAATTGGTACAGTAGGAAGTCTCGCATATCTACGGAACACAATAGTGTCGCCCATCTTCTCAGGAAGTACACGTTTCTGAGCGAATTTTGTATAAATCAGCGTTGGATACGCAGTCATTAACAAAAGACGATCATAGTACTCCCGAACAGCTGGAGGTAGAACAGCGACTGTAGTAATTGAGCTACTCATCGTTTATTCCTCGTTTAATACCCCATGTTCTTCTGAGTCAAATTCCTAAAATCCTCATCGCTCATGTCCTTGTATCTCTTAGCTTGCGAAACCGGTGTAGAGCTGCCCAAACTTGATAGACTACCCATTTGCTGGGAGTTCTTAATGATGCGATCTGCATCAGCGTTGCGCTCTTGTTTTTGGTTCGAGTTCCGATATGTATCGGAGTTTTTAGCTAAGTAATACGCCAGTTCATAGTCCTGAGACTTTTTAAGTGACTCCCGAAGCCCGGGATTGGTTTTAAAAAGTTCGGGTAAATACTTGGAGACAACCTCTTGATAATCGGGATGTCTTTGCGTCATTTTAAGTTCTTCCAGCGTCATCTGAAACTGACCTGCAATTCTGTTGGAGTGCTTTTTAAACTCTCCTACTGTCATTACGTCAGAGTCTTGGAGACCATCAAACTCATCCGGCTGTTGATGCTGGGGAGCTTGGGGTCTTGCTGTTTGAGCTTGCATGAGCGCAAAATGATCCTTCATCATTCGGTTCTCATCCTCCGTTTGCTGCCTCTTCGCACGCTCCGCTTCTAAGGCGGATAGGGGTACTACCCTTTCCTGAGCGCCTGGTGACGAATAATTAGCATCTGGTGACACGGCGGCTGTCTGTGTTTGTTCGCCCGAAACGTGGTTTTCATCCATCGTAGTTCTCCTGTTACGCCCGTTAAATCGGCGGCATTATTGTGTTACGTAAGAGCTAGCTATTGAGGTTGTATCCCTGACAATCTCATCGCATGCCTTACCACCTAAAGTGATGAGCTTAGCTTCATCGAAAGGACGATCGGGCATATTGACTTCCCAACTGATTTCACCAGTGGAGTTATCGACTTCCCCTACTATCATTCCGACTTGCGCCATTGGCTTTACACCGTAGGCTTTAATGTGTTTGATCATTACGGGCTTCCCTTCAACGTGACGATTAGACGGCTTAGCGAATACAACAACCCAATATTTCTCGCGTCGAGCACTATTGGCAGCGATGATTTGCTGTATTATCTTATTATCGTCTTCTATGATCGCGTCGCGGGTTTCCCCTGTTAATTGGACCATTCACTTTTCTCCTTAATACTTATAATTCCATGCCTCTGCAGGATAGCCTTTGCTACCGTCAGAGTATGGCTTGATTCTATTCAGGTCATATTGCTCAGAATTCGTGTTGATTTTTCGGACTTCGCCTGATTGGGCGTTGTCTTGTACATCAAACGTCTTAGAAGCCATACCTGAACGATCACCTCGGGATACGTCTCTTTTAGACATAGCCTTTTCAGCTTTATAATCGGCCATTGGGCACCTCATTGGTTTGGTTTACTTGACCCATCTGGCCCTGTTGACCAGCTAGGTACTCTTCTACCGAAGGAGTTGCTGCTTGCTCTCCTTGGGCGGAAATCTTGACGTCGTCAGCCTTAATCTGTTCTTCTTGCGCCTTATTGGACTGTTCCATCATGCGGACGATCGATAGGTATTTAATAAGGTTGTCATCATCGAGCATGGAAAGCTCGCGGACTGCCTTAGCTCTATCAAGGGCGGCAGAAGCTCTGTCATCGATAGCACGAGCTGCACGCTCGTCTTCGAGACCAAGGTTTGCCACGGCTCTTGTAAAGCGCTCTTTCGCTCCGGCGACCTTTTCGAGTGAAGAAGCCTTTTGGTTCTCCAATTGAGAGGCAAGAACGGCCTGTTGAACCTGTTGCTGTTGTTGTTGCTGTTGAGCGGCTTGTTTTTGGTTCTCTGCGATCTCTGCGTTGAGCTGGCTTCCACCTTGGATCGGGGCCGCTTTGACGAGCATTGCAGGGGTAATTGGGCTTCCTTGAGGACCACCTGTGAGCTGGTACACATCGACAAGCTGACGGAAGTGCATCTGACGTTGAGTATCGGTGAGCATTCCCTCTTGAACGGAGATGTCATACTTAATGAAATCTTTAGAATAGAACTGAGGAGTTGGCTGTCTGCCTAGGATTCTGGCTACCTTTTCTGGGCTCCATGTCTGGATGAGCTTCAATACTTTCTTAGAGAGGAGCTTCTGAGCGTAACGAAGGTTATCGAAGACTTGCTGTAGATTGTTTACCGAGGCTGCCTGTCTCATCATCATCATGACGCCTGTCTCATTGGCTGATGCAGGATTCCCGAAGGCAGCTTCATTTACCCCTAGGATTTCTGATGGGCCTTTAGAGAAGATCTCTTGAAGCTGGAAGAAGGAGGCTGGGATGTTTGCCGGTGCGATCTTTTCGATAGCGCCTGGTCTTGAGTTCTTATCGCGCCAGATAACGCGGCCTTGAGAAGTCTGGAAGAGGGAGCGAGGATTGATGACCGAATCCTCATCGGCGATGAATCCTGAGTTGATCTGCGAGTCATTTATATCGACCATTTGGGACAGAACTCGGTTTGTCAACCTCTGAGGACTGATCATGCAACGCGTAAGTGATTGTAGCTTGAGGCCCCAGAACTCTGATTCAGGTTCGAACACGCCGACGAAGGGTACAAAACTGTACTCGTCTAGGCCGAATTGGTTCTCCTGGGTCTTCATGTGAACATCGTTTAGGATGATGTGAGTCTCGATGAAGCGCTTGGGCTGTTGAACGACTTTGAGCTGAGGGTACTTGTCCAGCATGTAACGCATTGCGTCTTTTGGGCCTTTCCACTCGGTATATTCACCTGTCTGCTCATCCACTAAGACTGGGACTTTCTTCCACATCTGTTTATGAAATTCGTTATAGGCCATGAAGTCTTGACCATTAGGCTGGGTTTGGTAGGGAAGCCAGGTGAACTTATCATCTCTTGACCATCCAGATGAATGGATGTCCCACACGTCATTCTCCATTGTAGGAAGCAATGATGCTGCCATTTCAGGAGTCATGTACTTGCGGCGCATTACATAACCACAATCGCTGAGGTCTAATTGTGTGAAATATGGATCTGTGATAAACCCCGAATATGGTTCTCTTCCGAACTTTATGTCCCCATTTACTGGGTCTTCGCGGTAATCCATCCACACAGTAGCAAGGTTCCAGCCGGTTTTAATCCCGCCAGAGAAGGCATCTGAAATGTATTTGTAACCATCGCCTGCTTGATACACATATTGAAGTAGATCGGAGAGTTCATCAGCGGCGAGCTGGTCTTTTGATTCTTGGGGAACAACAATTGAACTTAGACGGTGCGACCTTTGATAGCCGTCGACCATGTTGATATTTTTGCGGACGAGGTTGTAAACCCATTGGTTACGTCCAGCATCGAAGAGAAGCTGCTTTTCCTGAGCATCCCACTGGTCCCCGAGAAACATTCGGAGATCCGTATCAGCCAAT